TCCAATTTGTATCTGTTTAACATTATTTTATTCTATTTGCTTTTGGACATAAATCTTCTTTGTTTGCAAACTCACACCAACGACAATTTTTAAGTCCTGCCAATCCAATAGCAGGAAATATTCCATCAGTCTTATAAGATCCGTCTTGGTTAAATCCAACATTAATAAAAGACTCAATATCTTTTAAAAGTTTATTACGAGTTGGTTTACCTGAAGCAGGAACAAACTCTTGAATACGCTTTTGTGGATACATAAAGCCTTCAATTAATTTTCTTTTAAGAATTACATACTTAATGTCAATCTTCTCTTCATTGTATCCATATTGTTTAGCAAAATATGATTTATACAAAACCAATTGTGATGCTTTTGTTTTATCTGCCTTCGCATATGCATTCCAACCTTTAGTAGAAGTCTTAAAGTCGATAATAGTTATTTTATCAGATTCAATATGACGAATTACTATATCTAAAAATCCATTCATAATTACTTTTGGATTACTATCAGAAGCTTGAATATACAAAGGCATTTCAATACCTACTAACTCATAACCTTGATTAGTAAAATAAGAACTACGATGTTTTTTAAACCATTCTAAGATAGCAACACCATCTTCATAAAATTCATTTAATTGAGTTGGCGTTGAGAAGTGTGTGCCTCCTAAGTCTTGCACTGATAACATATAATGTTGAGTCATTTGCTCTTGCAAACATTCTGGCAAATTTAATTGATCAGCAGCTTTAACTGAATCGCTAAACATGATGTGCAAATACCATTGAATGGTATCGTGAAATGCAGATCCAAATACTGTATGTATTGAAGGCCCTCCTAATCTAATTTTATCAACGTATGTTAATTTCCATTTTTGTGGACAGCTAGACCACATAGCATATTGACTATATGAAATAGTCTTATCGCCTTCCTTCTTAACAGGAGCGACTGCTTTAAATAACTGATTGAGTGAACTTACTGCCATAACTTATTTTTATATAATATAAATTTAAGAAATTCTTATGTAAGTACCAAATTAAAGTCCCGCGTATTTCAAAAGACTTTCTTTTTCTAAAATAGATAATACTTGAGTTTTAAGTTCTTCAAGAGTACCATTGTTATTAATAACATAATCCCAATCGGCGTAATTATCTAATGCTGTTTCTGAAGTGTGAGTAGTTCCAATAGTATTACCTGAATCTCGAATTACTTTAATAGCAATACCGTTATGTTCTTTTACAGCTGCTAATTCATTTGGAAATCTAGAATCGGTAATAATCCAATAGGGTATTTGCTCATCTTCTTCAATATTAAAATCAGCAAATAAAGCATTTACCCATACATTCTTATGTAATCCATTTCTCATAGCTTCAGTGCCTAATTTTTGAAGCAAATCTCGATAAGTCATTCCCCATTCAGGGCCCATGTCTTGCTGTTTGAATTCTTGATCTTCAAAATTAATTTTTGGAACTCCTGTTAAAATTTCTGCAATGTCTTTTAACTTACCTGCAAACTTTTTTACTTGCCAACGATGATATGGAGTATATTGCATAATAATATCTGCAATGGTATCTTTGCCACTTCCTATCTTTCCGCTAATAGAAATTATAGCCATATTATTTCCTTTGATCATTTTGCAATTTTAAATAAACGTTCAACATCCTTATCTGATTTTCCGTATTTTTTCACTATTTCCTTAATCGGAGTTAAACTTATATTCTGAGACATATCCAAATATTCCATGGCTTCTTTCTCACTTATTAAGAAGTGCTTTGACAGTAATTCAACCAATTCTTGATTGTATTTTTCTGCTTTTTTACCTTTGATATATTTGTTGAATTGCTTTTGTTTAGGCAAAAAATCATAATATATTTTATACGTCTCTTGCGGAGTAATTTGACCAATAGTATATTTTTGAAATTCATTAACTATTTCAATGAAGTCCATATTCATAGAAAGCCATCTATTTATCAAATAAACAGAAAATGATTTTTTATCTAAATCAGATAATTTGTTCCATGGCACTTTACTAGAAGTGATACCTGCTAAATGGTCAAATATAGTTTTAGTCTTATCCAATGTTCAAATCAAATTCTTTATTTACATTTCCACAAGCTGTGCATATAAAAATCTGTACAGGTACTATTTGATCGTTAGGAGTACCAGCAATTAATTTAGATACTTTTCTAAATTTCATAGCAGACATAAACATATCATTTTCGCATTCTGTATTATCACATACAATTGCAGTTGTTTTATTGATGTCAATTTTCGGACCTTGTTGTGGTTGCTGTCCTTGACCATTAAAAGTTTTTTTCATAACATTAATTTAATTCATTAATAATTTTTACAAACATTGCCATTATGTTTATTTCTTTATCTACTACAAAAGAATCTTGATATTGAGCTTCAGCAATAATTAAAATAATTCCTGCTATATGACCTACTGCAAATGTATCTACATTGTCATATAGATGTCTATATAAAGCTGTATAATCTTTAACTTGAGAATCAGCTATTAATTGACGTATGGAAGTAAATAATTGTTTTTTATCTAACTTAGCAGATAGCAATTCAATAACTTTGTCAGCATAATTAGCTTCAATTAAAGATTGCTTATCTATTGTTAATTCTCCATTAATTACTTGCCTTTGACACGAATTAAGTATACGTCTTATGTCAGGATATCCTGCATTAATAATCGAAACTAAATCTTCTGGCTTTGCTTTTATTTTTTCTATTTGAAGTATTGTATTTATTCTAATCGCTACGTCTTTTTTTGACGGAGGTGTAATACCAAACACTTGACAACGAGATTGTATAGGATCAATTATCTTTTCAACATAGTTACAAGTTAAAATAAATCTAGTAGTCTTTGAAAATGTTTCCATTAAGTTACGTAACGCTGCTTGTGCATTAGGAGTTAAATAATCAGCTTCATCTAGTATAATTAACTTCCATTGACGAAATCCAATAGTGCTGGCAAAACTTTTAATTTTCTCTCTAACTGTATCTACATTGTTTTCATCTGATGCATTAATATACATCAAATCACAATCTATATTCTTTGCTATTAATTTAGCTAAAGTAGTTTTACCAGTACCTGCTGTACCATAAAATAATAAATGTGGAACATCTCCACTTTCTATATAAATTTTAACTTTATCTACAATGGATTGATTACCAACGTATCCAGTTAAATCATCTGGACGATATTTTTCTGTCCAAATTGTGTGTTCTGAATTTCCAAACATATTATTTTTTAATTAAAGATCTAATTAATTCTTCTACTGTAATAATATTAGAGTATATACTTGACTCTGACTTCACAGCGTAAAACTCGTGTAACATAGAATGAAGACTGCGTGCAACTAACACACAATCTTCAATCGTTACTTCTTTTTTCTTTTTTGCCATGCTTATGAAATAGTTAATTTAACTAAATAATATGCTGAAGTGTATTCAGCATTTTCAAAAGTTACTTTAGCTAATCCTTTAGAAGACACTTCTAACATTCCTGTCGCGTCTGAATTTGCATTTAAAATTTCTTTAAATAATTTAGCAGAGAAACATACAGTATCCATTTGCTTGAACTCTTTAGGAGTTGTCTTAAAAACAATACGATTGGTGTTCACACTCGAGTGATTGATAATAATTTTAGTTTCTTCACCATCACACATAACACCGAAGTTATCAGACTCAGGCAATGCATTAGCCGCTTTTTTAAAGTTACTTGAAAATTCTTTATTCAATTCAATCTTAACATCAAAGTCAGGAAGTGATTTTAAATTAGGAACTTGACGAATAACTGATAAATCTGCTAACATGTAAGTTACGTTAGTAGCTTGATCTTTAAAGTTCATTGAATAGATTTTTTTATCTACTTCGCCAAAAGAGATATCCATTTTCTCATCTATCGCCGAAAGCATTTTAACTAATTGAGAAGTTGCATACACTCCTAATACCGCATCTGGGGCATCGAATGTGTTAAGAGTTACTTCACCAATTACATTTTGATCTGTGCTAATGAATTTCGTAGTCAATTTTTTATCTTCTACTACTAACTTTGCTGAATCTGTATTACCTGCTAAGAAGTAACGATTAACAAAGCCTATAAATTTACTTTTTTCCATTTTGTATTTTTTTTATTTATTTAATTTAATATAAGATATTCTTTTGAATAATCAAATTAATATTCTTGATTTTGTTGAGGCTGTTTAATATCTTCTGGAATTGGAACAATTGCACATTCCGTTGTCATAATCATTGAAGCTACTGATGCCGCATTTTGTAAAGCTATTCTAGTTACTTTGGTTGGATCAATAATTCCAGATTCAATCATATTAACATACTCACCTGTTCGTGCATCATATCCAAAGTCAGATAATCCTTTACGAACTTCTTCAATTACCACAGCTCCTTCTGTACCTGCATTAATACAAATTTGACGTAAAGGTTCTTCAATAGCTCTTTTAATAATTTGAATACCTACAGTCTCATCTTCAGTATCACCTTTAAGAGTTTCTAATAAATGCAAACATCTTATTAATGCAATACCACCACCGGGTACAATACCTTCTTCAATTGCAGCTCGCGTAGCATGTAAAGCATCATCTACTCTATCTTTCTTTTCTTTCATTTCTACTTCAGACGCAGCACCAATATAAAGAATTGCAACACCGCCTGTTAATTTAGCTAAACGATCTTGTAATTTTTCTTTTTCAAAATCTGATTTAGCTAAATCTATTTGAGCTTTAATTTCTTTTATTCTAGCTACAATAGCGTCTTTCTCTCCGGCTCCATCTATTATTGTGCAAGTGTCTTTGCTTACTACAACTTTAGCAGCTTCACCTAATTGAGATATTTCAGCATCTTCTAATTTATGCCCCATTTCTTCAAATAATGCAGTACCTCCTGTTAATATTGCAATGTCTTTTAACATTTCTTTTCGCTTATCTCCAAAACCAGGAGCTTTAACAGCACATACTCTTAAACCAGCTCTTACTCTATTAACTACTAAAGTAGCTAACGCTTCTTGATCAACATCTTCTGCAATAATTAAAAGTGGTCTAGATGTTGCAACTGCTTTTTCTAAAATAGGAAGTAAGTCAGACATTAAACTAATTTTCTTTTCATAAATTAGAATAATTGGATTTTCCAATTCAGCTTCCATTTTTTCTGCATTGGTTGCAAAATAAGGAGATAAATAACCTCTGTCAAATTGAAGACCTTCAACAGTCTTTAATTCTGTTTCCATACCTTTAGCTTCTTCAACGGTAATAACACCATCTTTACCTACTACCTTAACTGCATGAGCAATTAATTCTCCTATGCTGTGATCATTATTAGCAGATATAGTAGCTACCTGCTGAATTTTTTCATCGCTATCACCAACTAATTGAGATATTGATCGTAAATTATTTACTACTACATCAACTGCTTTGTCAATTCCTTTTTTAAGATCGATAGGATTAACTCCTGTTGCAATTGATTTAAGACCAGCAGTCATAATAGCTTGAGCTAATACAGTAGCTGTAGTTGTTCCGTCACCTGCTTCAGTTGCTGTCTTAGAAGCTACTTCTTTAACTAATTGAGCTCCCATATTTTCCAATGGATTTGTCAATTCAATTTCTTTAGCTACTGTCACTCCGTCTTTTGTAATAATCGGAGCTCCGAATTTTTTACCAATAACTACATTACGACCTTTAGGTCCTAAAGTTACTTTTACTGCATTTGCTAATTTGTCGACGCCGGCTTTTAATCCGTTGCGACTTTCTAAATTAAAATAGATTTCTTTTGCCATACTTGTTTTTTTGTTTATATTATATATTTTCTAATTCACCCCACCCACCTAACGCATCTTCAATACGCTGCTGTGGAACTTCTTCTGTTTCTTTTGTTTCATCCACTACTTCTTTCTTTTCTCTTTTCTTAACTACCTTTGGTTCAACATATGAATTAAAGCCGTCAAAGTTAAAAAATTCTTCATGAACTTCTTTTGCAATATTCATTACATTCTCTCCACCAAACTTAACATAAAATTGTCTATATCTTTCATACACTGCAATTGGATCTGGAGAGTTAAACATTTCTTCCATAGATTTTAATATTTGAATTAAATCGTTAGGAATAAGTTCTGCTAGAACTTCTAATGGGCAAGTATTAATTAATTTCTCTACATGATCGGCAGTGTATATATACATATATAAATTATGATATGTTAATCTAGTAACTGCTTCAGTGGAATAATTTTTAACGGTATCCCATTTCAAATACTCTACACCTGGATGATCTATTAATGAAGGCACATGACCTGTTGTCGGATATACAATGTTACTTGAATCTTTAGGAAAATACAACATATTAAATACTTGATCTTTCCAATTCGGACTCCATACCATTTGACCAAAGATAGGATATTGACCTGGAGATGAACTATCTGTCGATACAGTTATTCTATTATTAGTTCGTATATTTAATAACCTCTGCATTTGAGCTAGAATAAAAAAGTCAGATACTTTTGATATACCTAATAAGTGAACCCACGTATTGTATTCTTTATCAAATTCTTTTTCTTTAATCATTAAAGCTAAAATATACATGAAGTCTACAAGACGTCTGGAAGATCCAATACACCAGCCACCAAATTGCATATCCTTAACTGTTTTATACCAATGTGCAAATTCTACAGGATTAGATCCTTGAACTACATTTAAGAAATTTGTTT